GTTGTCGCGCTCATTCCATCAACGGGATTAAAAGACATTCCTGTCATATAGCAGAGAAGAGATTTATCGAAGCCGCTTCTAATATAGTTCGCAAAAGAAATCCTAAGAAGCGGTGGCCTTGATATGGCCGTGGCGCTGTCTGCGCTTGAATAGGTCGGGTATTGGAACTGCATAAGCCTGCTGATCTTTTGTAGGGCTAGCTTCTTCCTGTCATCTGACTCTGAGAAAGGGCCAAGATCAAAACTCAACTCGATTGCTCTTGTTGTGCCTTGATAGGTTGCGATTGGATCCATTCGACCGTAGACAGACTCTTCACTCCAACTAGGCGTAACAGTGTCGGAAAATCCAGTCATCTTTATCTGGAGAAACTGAACCTTCTTTTTGGTTGCTGCGTGTTCTATTTCTAGCGCTGTTCCTGTTAGTGCATCCTCATATGAGGATGCATCAGCTCTTTTATCATATTCTACTGCTGATGCCATCTATTCTTTCCCTCTCCTAGTAATTAGGTGCCCGCAGCCATTATTTGTCCCAATGTGCCTAGCATAATCGATTTCGAAAGTTTGCTTGCTTTGCCGTTAACATAAGGTTTCACCTCGACATCATTGACTAACTCTCCAAACTCCTGTTCTCCAATCTTGACTGTCACATGGAGAGCCGTACTTGCCAATGTTGACCCACCGGCAGAGCCTCCGGTATCGGCTGACTGCCCCGTTTGTCGGTTGAATGCTGCGGAGCCATTGGCTGCGACCTGAGAGCCTTTTGGTAGTGAAACCATCTCTGGGCCTCTTTCGCCGACCATAGCCATTCCACCGGGAGTTACTCCGCCTTTTGCGAAGCCAGCAGTTTGGCCACCGACGGCGGATCCAACTCCGTAACTCAAGAGGCCGGTGCCGACAATTCCCATTGTGGCTAGTGCTGCTGTTGCCGAAAGGACAGAAACGCCGGCAGTAGCGTAGGCGGTCGCAATGGCAGCGTATGAGGCTTTAACTGCCCAAGCAGCTAAACCAAGAATTATAAGCTTAATCAGGGGAGCCATAAAGGTCAAGCCATCAACCATAGTTTTAATAACACTAACAACCGGACCAAACGAAATGGCCAAAGACATAGCGAACTGCTTCATCTCATCCATAACAGTGTTGAACTCTTTTGTCTGGTCTGCTAGTTTCTCGAAGTCGGCCTGTGTTTTCACCGGCCCTCTTGCGCTTTCCAGCTTGCCACTCATTAACATAGCGAGTTCCATTTCACTGTTTAATCCAGCAGCAGAGGTCATTGCTTTCTTTTGGTAATAACTCATCTGATCGAATGATAGGCCGGAGGCATTGATGCCTTCACTTAGTTTTCTCATTCTCTCGGCGGGATCTGTTTCGGCGACCATTTCTAAGGTATTCAAGAATGGGCCACCCATAATAGCATTTAGCTTACCGACTTGATCTGCTGCACCGGCAAATGTATCGAACTTAGCCGTTATTGAAAGCAAAGAGTCGAACGACATACCTGTTGCTTTCGCTTGTGCTTGGAGATCCTTGAATGCTTGGACGCCAGTATCGCCAAGGGCAGCGATCTGTGGCTGCATTTTGATAAAGTCGGCTGACATTCCTGCTGCCGAGACGCCTAGTTCTTGTGCGAAAGCAAATATTTCTCGGGTCTGGCTAGCTGCTTGTGTTGTTGAGTTTCCCATCACTTTAGTTAAAAACTGAATGCTTTGTGCTGATTCCGAAGAAGACACTCCAAGTTCATTTAGGAGCGCGACGTTCTTGGCAAGATCCATCTGTGTGGCTTTACTCATATTGCTGAAGTCTGTAACTGTGTTGAACAAATCTGCAAATGTTTGCCCTGCTTCTGCTGATGATACGCCAGCATTCACCATCGAGCGCTCTAAGCCCTGTATCTGTGCATTGTATTCGCCGGCTTGGCCTGTCGCCTTGTTGAATGCTACGGCGGCAGCATCTTGTTCTAAGGCTAATGCGACTGTGGCTTCTACGACCTTTGTAATGCCGGCGGCTGCTAGGTTCTTGACAGTGAGCAGTTCCTTCATTTTCTTGCCGAAACCGTCTGCCTTGTCGGCCCAGTTGTCGAACATCTTGCCGCCATCGGCGGTTAGGCCAAGGAATTTTTTGGCAGCGCTGTCAGCGGCGGCTGCGCCTCTTTCCTCTGCATCTATTCTTTGCGTGGCGATTAGAAGCCTTTTTTGTTCCGCTAGGGTCAATTCTCCATCTAGGCGGAGTCGGTCGGTTTCTATTCTCAGGGCTTCTTTTCTGTTTTCGAGATCTTTTGCCTGCATCCCGTTTGAGATAAGGCCCTCTTTGGCCATTTCGCGCATAACAGCAAGCGTTTCTTTGTCTTCATCTAGAGATCGCTTTTTCTTCTCTAGCAAATCTTCTTCAGAGGTATTGCGCTCTTCTGCTAGAGCGTTTAGTCTTCTTAGTAAGTCTTCTTCTCCACTCATCTAGTTCACGCCCCTTATTCGAACGGCCACTTGATGCCGGTTGCTTTCTCAAAGCTTTTTGTAGCGGATGAGAGTTTTGCTTTATTTTTGTATGTCGTTGGATGATCGAGGCCATATCTCTTTGCTGTCTCGATATATCTCTTTTCGCTTCCCATTGCTCTGGCGAATGATTCAACTTCGCTCTTTGAGCCTTTAATAGTTCCGGGAATAGAACCACCATCAAACATCTTTCCAAGCAACCACTGGACCCAAGAGCCGAACATTACAAGGAAACTTTCATCAAGATGCTTTTGTTTTCTTCTTATCTCGGAAAAGTCAATGGTGATATTATGAAGATAGCCCTCTTGTAGGGATTCTGGGATAGGCGTTGGTGGTGTTGCGATTTCTTCTGCGTATCTTTTCATAAAGAGAGTTTTCATTTCTGTGGAATAATCTTCCCTTACTGAGTTGAACTTTCCGGCTAAGTCTGGATTTTGATCCAATGCTTCTTTTTTTCGAGCCAAGGTGCTCGCCAGATTATCAAACTTTGCTTTCGCTTCGCGTTCTTTTTCTTCTAACTCTCTCTTCTGTTCAGGAGTCAGCCCTCCATCTTCTTTTGTTTTTTCGGCTTTTTCTGCGACATCTATCTCGTCAAACATTTTTGCTGTGTAAACAAGATTTTCCCATTCGCTAGCGTCTTTTGGTAGAATAAACTTGTCAAAGAAATCTGATTTATTGTACTCCCCTTCGGTCAAATCCAAGTTATCTCCCTTGTTTTTGTTCTTCAACAAGGCAGTTGCTATTTTGTTGTTGATATACATTTCGATAAACTTTTTGGACGTTGTGTTTTTACTGGATCCTTTATATTTGAATCCATCAACAACTGAAACGCCTCCTTTGCCTTTTGTGCTTCCCCAGTCATAAACCTCGATATCCGCTTCTTTTTCTTTGAAGCGCGGATTGACGAGGCGTTCGATTTTACTGATAGCTTCTTGTTTTTGTTCATCCGAAAGTGTTGATGCCCTGCCAACTATTCTCTTGATCTTCACCACATCTTTCTGGACGTTCTCTCCTGCTTCTATTTTTGCCTTAATATTGTCTAGTTTGCTTTGGAGCCATCTCTCAAATGCGGATGCCACAGCAGGGGCTTCTGCCAACAAGGAATCGACGACACTATCAATGTCGCCCTCTGTGATAATAAATTCTTTGGCCATAATAGAAGTTCTCCTAGACATAAATAGTTTCCTAAAGCAAAAACCCCCGACGATGCTGGTGGCTATCGACGAGATCTCTTGGACTTCTCCATTGCTTCTTCTTGTTGTTTTCTTTCGTCCTCAAACTGTTTGACCAATCTTTCGAGGAACCAACGACGGATCGTTATGGGAAGACTGTATGCCTCCATAAAAGACCAGTTGCCGTGATACTTGAGGATAAACAACTCCTCATAGACATCAGCGATGTAACTATTGGTTAGTCCAAAAAAAGTTTACCGTCATCGGGATGTCGACCTCCTTCTCAAATCCACATTTTGGACACTGGAATTCTTGCTCCATTTTGGGGCCGGGATTTAGTTTTGCATATGCTGAACGAATGTATCGTCCGTCAATTGCCGGGAGCTTCTCCGAGAATTCTCGCAAAATGTCCTGTCTATTGATGCCGTTAACTGATACCGTGATCATTCGAAGTTGATCTGCATATCCTGTGTTGGCGGCGGATCCATCGGAAACCTTCTTTGCTTTCGCAACCAAAGCCGCTTCGTCTTTTGAAGTGAGGAGTCTCACCTCCACATCAAACCCTGTTCTTGGCGTTTTGATGATATAGGTTCCTCTGCCCGTGTCTGTCACGTCGTATTCGGAGTAATCGTTTCCGTCATAAATCTCCAAAGCATCTAGATCAAAAGTGGCCTCTGATTGTTCTTCACAAGAAGGACAGGCGACTTTCGTCTTATACTCGGCGCCAAATCCGTTGATGCGCGATGCGATCATGATAGCGGACTTATCTCCAGAAAGAAGTGTGGATACGTTAATGTCTTTATTCAGAATAACATTCTGGATTAGTCGATCAATCGCGATACCCTTCTTAAGAAGAGATGGAGAAGTCAAAATATCCTCGTCCTTTGCTGTCATAAACTTTATTTCGACAGTTTCTTGGCCGTGAAGTGGGTGGCCCTCTGGGTAAAAGCGACCTTTTGATGGAAGGTCGACCAGTTCCGTGGGCGTTGAAAAGTCCAAGGTTTGGGTTTGTTCTGGTGCGGGTTGTGCTGCTGCCCCAACTCGCTTACTGTTGTCTCTCATATTAACCTCTAATAAAAGTCTATTCTATAATATAACATCAAGTGTAGCTTCCGTCAAGTTTTTTTGCTTCATCTTCTGATGTTGGTGCGTCTCTCTTGGGTAATGGCTTGATGCGACTATAGGTATCTCCAGCTCCAATGCCCAAATATTCAAATGCGGTATATTCCCAAGTCATCGTAATCTCCACGAACTCCGAACTGCCATAATCCAGAGACCCAAAGTCTATTGAAGTGGGGAAAGCGCCCTTAAGAATAAAACGCTCAAGTTCGGTACCTTTGGCATCGATTTGTGATATTGTAACTTCCCCAAATATCTCCTTTAATTTAGTCCCATCAATTCTAGGAAAATACTCGCCAGATGCAAAACTTAGTTGCGCTATAATCGATTGGGCTACACCATCCAGCATAGGATCAATGAGCGTCATCGTGATCGGCTGGAAATCCACAATCTCTCCGGGCTTAGTATCTGGGAGAGCCGATCCAAGATAATATTCATCTTTGGCGAGAACGGGAATGTTTATCTTTGGCCGGTCACAAGTCTTTGCCCACCAAGCAAAAGTAGGATTACCCGCAGCATCATTCATTGTGATGCGAAAGCGAAACTGCCTAGCAGGATCGACTGTTGGTGCCGCTGTCCAAAACCCATTAGTAGTCATGGGTTGATACTCCTGTTATACTGGTTCGCCGAAAATGGGTTTTCCGTTCTGGGTTGCGAATGTTGCCCAGTCATAGCGGAATGCGACGGTAATCTCTGACATCTCGTCGCTACCATAGTCAAGATCGCTGAAGTCGATGCTCTTAATCCAAGCGTGTTTGAGTGACCAAGTTTCTAGTTGTTCGCCGGATTCGTCAATCACATGTATGCGGATGTCATTTCCGGCGCCGCCTAGAGACTCCATAACGGACTTCTTAGACATTGAAGTCATATTTGTAGTGCCGGCTGGGATGGTGTAGCCAGAATCTGCGATTGCTTGGATAAGGTTTCCGCCGAGGTCAGGATCAACTGGGTCGATGAAGGTGATGGAGATTTCGTTCCACTCTGCCTTTCCGGGCCAGTAGTAAGTGTGGTTCATAAAGTTGTGTGAAGTGTCTGCGAAAGACACAGTTGGTCGTTGAGCCGTCTTTGCATACCAAATTATTCCGGAATCACCAATCTCCACTTTGAATCGAAATGCTCTTTTCGGATCTCTGCTTGGCGCTGCTGTCCAGAAACCCTTTTGGCTCGGCGGTATTCCCATAGTGTGTTTTCTCCTTGCTTTCTAATAAATAGTAGCGAGGGGCAAAAAGCCCCCCATTAGTTTTCTAGTCTTCGAACGAAGCCCCAGATTTTGTGATAACGAAGTCAATTGCAATGAACTCGATAGCACGGGTTGGTTTGATAAAGATCTTGGCATACATAATGTTGCGGTCGACCAAATCAGGTGTGGTGGTTGTTTCGTCAAGGACGACGCGGAAGTCATCAACACCGAACCGGACTTTAACATCAGCGAGGAAGTTATCTGCACGGCTCTTGAAACTGTTCCAAGTGTCTTGGACGTTTGGCTGGAATAGCGTTGATGCTGCAATCTCGCTGATACCTTTCTTCGTGTAGATGAGGAGGCGACGAACGTTGATGCGGTCAAGCGCTGAACGGGTTGATTGCAAGGTTTTCTGACCGAAGACAACGAGGCCCTCTGCTGGGAAACTTGCGATTGGGTTAATGTTGACATCGTAGAGGTCATCACGGTTACGAGAGGTGAGCTTTGTCTCGACACTAAGGACGGGAACACCGCCTGCGCCTTGAGATAGGCCGCCTCTATTGAACCCTGCGGGAGCGAACCAAACTTCTGCTGCTTTCTCAGTGTTTCCAAGAACACCCATAGCAACAACTGATGGTGGTGCTTTCACGAAGGAACCATTGACATCATCACGGATGGTGACCCAAGGGTAGTATGCACAGCCGTAACTGTTGTTGAGGTTACGAGCCTTCATGTTACTGAGAACAGCATTGATGTCGCCTTGTCTGGTTGCGATTGTAGCATCAATTTCGTGACGTGGCTGGAAGCCACCCTTTACGTCGATAACGCCAAGAGCATCTGCGCGGGTCTCACAAACATCGATAAGGTGCTTAGTAAGTGCCTCATTAGTGAGGCCGGGAACAGAGATAATGTTACAAGAAATCACTTCTGGATCTGCGACAGTATCGATAGCGCGCTTGATTGTGTAGTGTGCGTAGTTTGTAAGTTCTGTCGCGCTTGATTCACCAATGTAAGTATTCCGGAAAGGATCGCGTTCAGCGATGTCGAGGCCGTCAAAGGCGCCGAACATAGGTGATGTAAAGCGATTGATTTTTGACTCAAGGATGTTTTGGTAGCGGGTTGAGGTGCCAGTGCCAAGTGAGGCGGCAGCATTCCAAGAAAGACCAGTCGCATAAGAGCCAGAAGTCCACGTCATCTCTTCGATAGCTGTGGTTGGCGCTGAACCGGTGAATGTTCCCCCAACAGTTCCGGAAACCTCGTCAAGAGTAAAGATCCATTGCTCGGTAAGCTCTCCGTAGCCGCCTAGGCCGTAGGTATCGCCCCAAGAAGCATCAGAAATAACGTCTGCGCCCAAGGCACGGAGGTAATCGCCGTAGCCGGGATCTGGAGTGGTAACCGTTGCTGACTTGCCTGTGTGGAGGCCGAAGTGAGTGTTGGTGGTTGCATTTGATGCATCTGCCGTTGCTGTCGAACGGATGCCGACAGATGGGAAAGATAACGATGCAGTGACGGAAGCGGTGCCGAAGTAA